CTGACCTGCATAAACGCACCCCTGGCAAGATTGGAACGCATGTCCGGTCCCATCGAAATAGCCGCCCGGGCCGACGTTGCTGAACTGGGCGAACTCGTCGGCGTCGAGGCTTCGCTGGCGGAGTCAGCCTACGCCCTGGCGCGCGAGCTTGACAGCGGCAAGTCCGGTCTTGCGACGGCCGCGGTGGCCCGTGAGCTTCGGGCAACGCTGACGGCGATCGTTGCGGGCAGGGACGAGGAGCCCGACAGTGACCTCGCCGACCTGGGCACCCCCGCCTGACTTCGCCGCCGACCTCCTTGAGCGTTACGGGCTGACCTGCCCACCGCGGTGGGGCACCCCGCGGCGGCCGCACTTCCCGACACTCGGCCCGCGCGCCTGCAAGGTCATGGAGCGGCTCGGCACGCCGCCGATGCCCCACCAGCGCTACATGTTCGACGTCGCCCTGGAGGTCGACCCGGAGACCGGGATCCTCGCCTACCGCAACGTCGGCATGTCGATTATGCGACAGCAGGGTAAAACGGCCGAGATCCTGGGCGCGATGGTGCACCGGCTGGCCACCCCGACCTGGCCGCGGCAGAACATCATCTACACCTGCCAGACGCGTGGCATGGCCCGCACGCGCTGGGAAGACGAGTTCCTCGTCTCGCTGGAGTCGAGCCGCCTGCGCGGCAGGTTCCGGACCCGGAAGACCACCTGCAACGAGGCGATCATCTGGAACTCGACCCGTTCCAAGCTTGGGATCATCTCGGCGACTGAGAAGGCCGGCCACGGTCCGCCGCTGGACATGGGCGTGATCGACGAGGCATTCGCGCACGAGGATGACCGCCTGGAGCAGGCGATGTCCCCGGCGATGCTGACCCGGCCGATGGCGCAGTTGTGGTGGGCCAGCGCCGGTGGCACGGAAAAGTCGGCGTGGCTGAACCGCAAACGCGCCTCCGGCCGGGCGATGATCGAGCGGCTGTTCGCCACGGGCGAGCATGGCGGCTCCTGCTACTTCGAGTGGTTCGCCCCGGACGAACTGCCGCGCGATGACCCGGCGACGTGGCATGGCTGTATGCCGGCGCTGTGCGCGACCCCGCCACCGTGCCGTTGCGACCCGGCGGGGCTGTGGCACCACACGGTGTTCGAGTCGGTCATCCGCGCCGAGCTGGACCCTGACGCGGGGCTGGAACCGGCCGAGTTTGACCGGGCGTATCTGAACCGCACCCGCAAGGCCACCCCGCCGACCGACCCGAACGTTCCGACCAAGCAGTGGCCGGGCCGGGCCGAGCTGTCCTCCAAGCGCGGCGAGACGCTGGCCTTCGCCGTCGACGTCACCCCGCAACGCGACCATTCCTCGATCGCGGTCTACTCACCGCGCGCCGACGGCCTGGGCCACATCGAACTGGTCGACCGCCGTCACGGTGTGGACTGGGTGCGCCCGGCGCTGCTGCGGCTGCGTGAGTTGTGGGACCCGGTCGCGATCGGCATCGACGGGCTGGGTCCGGCCGGTGCGTTGCTGGACGAGTTGGAGAAGGCCGGACTGAAGCGCCCGGACGACGACGAGCGCCCGGAGCGCGGCGAACTGATCGTGTCGCAGTCCCGCGACCTGGCCAGCGCGTGCGGGCAGTTCGCCGACGCGGTGATCCAGGGCACTGTGGTCCACATTGACCAGGCGGAACTGAACATGGCCCTGATGGGCGCGCAGACCCGCACCATGAGCGACGCGTGGGCGTGGGCACGCCGCCATGCCAGCGTCGACATCTCACCGCTGGTGGCGGCCACCTTGGCCCGTTGGGCCTACATCAGCCGGGCCGACCTGGTCGGTGAGGCCGACTATGACCTGTACGCAAGCTTCGGGTAGGGGGTCGCGTGCAGGAGATCGTGACTACCGTCCTGGACACGCTGGCCGTGCTCCTGCTCGCCGGCGGCGCCGCGGCGCTGGTGTTCCCGGCGCTGGGCTGGGGCTGCCTGCTCGTCGCCGGCGCGGTGGTGCTGGCCGGCTCGCAGATCGCCTCGGGCGCGCTGGAGCCGCTGTGGGCGCGGCGTAGGGCCAGGGCAAAGACGTGAGCTTGTTCCGTCGCCAGCAACGCAGCCTGTTCGGCATCAACTCCGGCGCTGATCTGATCCCGGCCCGTTCCGGCAGCCGTGTCGGCTCGGTGTCGGTGACCAACGAAACGGCCCTTCGGCACTCCGCGGTGTGGGCGTGCCTGCGCCTGCGGGCCGACCTGATCTCCACCCTGCCGGTGGACTGCTACCGCCGGGTCGATGGACGTCAGATCGAGATGACCAAGCCGCCGATCCTGGTCAATCCCGGTGGCGAGCGGGTGGACTGGTGCGAGTGGTGCTACTCCAGCCAGTTTGACCTGGACCGGGCCGGCAACGTCTTCGGGCTGATCACCGAGGTCAACGCGTTGGGCCTGCCGAACCGTATCGACCTGCAGCCCCTTGGCGAGTGTTCGGTGCTGATCCGCGACGGTGAGGTCAAGCAGTACCGCATATCCGGCAAGCTGTACGACCCGGCCAAGGTGTGGCACGAGCGGCAGTTCACCGTGTCCGGTCTGGCGGTGGGTCTGTCCCCAGTGGCCTACGCCGCGTGGGCGATCGGTGAGTACTTGAGCATCCAGGAGTTCGCGCTGGCGTGGTTCACCAACGGCGCGGTCCCCTCGGCGGTGTTGCGCAACACGGCGCGCACCATCCCGCCCGGCGCGGCGGAGGCGGCCAAGCAGTCGTTCAAGGCGGCGGTCAGTAACCGTGACCTGTGGACGACCGGCAACGACTGGGAGTACAAGCCGATCCAGGCCGAGAACATGGGCAACGAGTGGATCGAGGCGAAGAAGGTCAGTGTCCCGGACATCGCCCGGTTCTTCGGCTGCCCGGCCACCGCCATAGACGGCGCGGTCGCAGGGTCGAGCGTGACCTACGCCAACCTGACGCAGGATGACCTGCGGTTTCTGATCCACCACCTGGGCCCGAGCATAATTCGCCGCGAGAAGAAGATCTCGGCGAAGTGGTTGCCGCAGCCACGTTACATCAAGCTCAACACCGACGCCCTGTTGCGGATGGACGCCAAGACCCGCGCCGAGGTGATGAAGGTGCGCATCGACGCCAGGGCGCTCACTCCGAACGAGGCGCGCGAGTTGGACAACCTCCCGCCGCTGACCGATGCCCAGGTGGCCGAGTTCGACAAGCTGTTCGGTTCTAAGAACCCGCCGCCGGCGGCGGGGGCTCCGGTGCGGGAGTTGGTTCTGCCGCCGGTGCGCGCGGAGGCTTTCCTGGGCCCGTACGAGATCGAGGCCGGCAATGACTGAGGAGGCGCCAACGATGACGACCCTGCGTGAACCTGGCGTGAACGGCGCCGTGGATCTGCGGGCCGCGGCCTCCCGGCGTGGTGAGGCCAGCGGCGACCAGCAGGGCAGGTCCCCGGCCACCGAGGTCACGCCGTGCGGCGGCGCCCGGTCCCTGGCCTTCCCCGCGCAACTGCGGGCCAAGGCCGAGCAGCGCAACGGGCAGGAGCGCGTCCACCTTGAGGGCATCGCCTCCGTGGTGGACACACCGTATGAGATGTGGGACTTCTTCGGTCCCTACAACGAGATCATCGATCGGTCCGCTTTCGACGAGACGCTGACCGCGGACCCCGACGTGTCGTTCCTGGTCAACCACCGCGGTGTCACCATGGCCCGACGCAAGCCGGGCACCAAGGATGGAGATCAGACACTCCTGCTGGACATGGCCGACACCGGCCTGCGCTCCCATGCGTGGGTCAACCCGGCCCGCACCGACGTCTCCGACCTGGTCCACGCGATCAACGACGGAGATATCACTGAGATGAGCTTCGCGTTCATGCTCGACGAGGGCTGGTGGTCCGATGACTTCGAGACCTTCAAGATTACGAAGGTGGACCTGCACCGCGGCGACGTGAGCGCGGTCAACTACGGCGCCAACCCCTACACCTCCATCGCCGCCCGTTCGCGCGAGATCCTTGCCGACCTGGACGGCCTACCGGTCGGTGCCGCACGGGCGGCCCTGGCACGGCTGAATCTGCGTACCGACCTCGACCTGCCGCAGTCAAACGGCCGGTCGCGCACCACCCGCACGCCGGCACCACCGCCCGCGCCACTCACAGCGCCAGCGCAGGAACCGGAGCAGTCCACGGGTCGCAGTCTGACCCAGATCGATGCGTGGCTCGCCACGCTCGGTCAGTAGCACAACCCTTACCACCCGCCAGTCAGAGCGTGGGGTAGCTGCACCGCGAGCCGCCAGTCAGAGCGGGAACGCGCTCAGCGCATGGGACCAGTCACTCCCACTGCCCTGAAAGGCGTATCACATGACCACATTCGATGAACTGATTCTCTCCGCCGAAGTGGAGCTGGAGCAGGCAGTCAAGCGCCGCGAGAAGGCGCTTGCCGAAGTGAAGTTCCTGATGGCCAAGGCCCGCCAGGAGGGCCGGGCACAACTGAGCGAGGACGAGGACGCCAGCGTCAAGGCGTCGATGGAGAACCACGAGCGCGCTGAGGGCGACGTCAGGGGTTCGAAGTCCAAGCTCGGGCAGCTCAAGACCGCCAAGGCGATCGAGGAGTCCAACGACAAGGCGCTGGCCGAGCGCGGCGACCAGTCGACGGCGGCCGTCCGGCCGGCCTATGACCGGGTGGCCCGGGTCGGTACGGAGGAGCGGACCTACCGCCCCGACACCGACCGTAAGGGCGGCGGCTTCCTGCGCGATGTCGCACGCCAGTTCCTCTACCGCGACCTGGAAAGCGAGACCCGGCTCACCCGGCACATGGCCGAGGAGCGGGTGGAGCGCGCCCAGTACCTGACCCGTGCCGCCGGCGACTCGCTGACGAGCAACTGGGCCGGCCTGACCGTGCCCCAGTACCTCACCGACATGTACGCCCCGGCGGTCGCGGCGCTGCGCCCCTTCGCCGACATCTGCAACAAGCACGACCTGCCGCCGGACGGCATGAGTGTGAACATCAGCCGGGTCACCACGTCCTCGTCGGTGGCCCTGCAGGGCACGGAACTCACCGCCGTTTCCGCCACCAGCACGGATGACACCCTGCTGACCGAGAACGTACAGACCGCCGCGGGTCAGCAGACCCTGTCCCGGCAGGCCATCGACCGCGGCACCGGCATCGAGGAGGTCGTCATGGACGACCTGTTCCGCCGCTACGCCACCACCCTGGACTCCACCCTGATCAACCAGGCGACCACCGGGCTGTCCGCGATCGCGACCGCCACGGCGTTCACGACCGCGGCGCCGGAGTTCGTCTCCGCCACCGCCGCGAACTCTCTCTACGGGAAGATCCTCGGTGCGGCCGCCGGGGTGGAGGCGGCCCTGCTGTCCTTCGGCACCCCGACGCACGCGATCATGCATTCCCGCCGCTGGCACTGGGCGGCGTCCAAGGTGGCCGCCGTGTGGCCGTCGATCAGCCAGCCGAACATCCCCACCCAGGCCGGCGGGTTGAACCTGGCCACCGGCTACAACCAGGGGCTGCGCGGTGTGCTGCCCAACGGGCTGGGCGTGGTGGTCGACAACAACATCTCGACCATCCTCGGCACGGCGACGACCGAGGACGAGATCTACATCGTCCCGGCCAACGAGTGCCACCTGTGGGAAGACCCCAACGCGCCAGTGTTCATCCGGGCCGAGCAGCCGGCTGCAGCCACGCTGGGGGTGCTTTTGGTGCTGTACGGGTACTTCGCTTATTCATTCCGCCGGTACGCGAACGGCATGGGCAAGGTCAACGGCACCGGCCTGACCACGCCTACGTTCTGACCCTCTGACGATCACGTGGTAACGACGGAGCGGAGGAGTGTTGAAGCTCCTCCGCTCCTGGCCGCGCGTCATTCCCGAAGGCCGCAGCTACGTAGTCGACGACATCGAACGACTAACGATCGAAAATCACCATTACGGCCCGCTCGGCGAGGTCGACGAGTCGGTCCTGTTGATCGAATGGGATATGGCGGTCGGCCAGGAGGAACTACGCGCCTTTGCCGCCCGTGCTCAAGCCTGTCCCGCCCGCGTCCTCGTCGCCCCGTACCGGATCTACGCCGACGCCTACAACATCCCGGCCGACATCTGGGCGCACCGACACTGGGACGGCGACGGCTCGGGCACGGTCAACCCCAACGGGGCCAAGCCGATAGCCACCGGAGACGAGTTCTGCCAGTTGTTCGGCCTGGGTCTGGTCTACCTGCCCTTGAAGTTGATCCGCGACTACCTGTTCGGCCGGTACAACGCCACTTTCGGCGACACCCAGTTCTCGATGTGGCACTACGCCACCATCGCCCATGACGTGCCGGTCGCCTGGGATGTCCGCCCGGTCCACCTGAACTACCGCAACCCGCTGTGAGGAGAGCCGCCGTGGCCAAGGAACCGTTCACTGACAACCCGCAACTGGCCGCCCAGGTCCGACAACTGCTCGCCGAGCGGGAGAACGCCGTGGCCTATGAGCAGAGCACCCGGATAGACGCCGTGGACAAGCAACTCAAGGAGCTGGGCTACCGCCGGGCGACCGACGCGACCAAGGCCGTCGAGGCTGAGGACAGGGCGGAGGAGAAGGCGGCCGCGACCGAGGACAAGGCGAAGGCCGCCGAGCACCGCGCTGACGAGTCCACGCCGTTGGTGGATCCGTCGGGCACCCCGCCACAGGGACGTACCGCCAAGCCGGCGCGCAAGGTGACCGCCGCGGACGCTTCGGGTAAGTGATGCACGCGCAAGCGCTGGACTGGGTGGCGCGGTACGCCACCAACGAGTCCGTAACGGTGCTCGATCTCGGCGGTCGCGACATCAACGGCTCGCCGCGGTCGCTGTTCCCCGGCGCCACCTACGTGGCGTTGGACATCGTGGACGGTCCCGGCGTGGACGTCGTTGCCGACGCCGCGACATGGCAGCCCGACCGGACCTATGACGCCGTGCTGTGCTGTGAGGTCTTCGAACACACCGACGCCTGGCCGCTGATCTGCGCGACCGCACACCGGGCGTGCCGGTCTGACGGCCTGTTCGTGGTCACCACGGCCGGTCCGGGTCGGGCACCACACTCCGCTGTGGACGGTGGTGCGATCCGCGAGGGCGAGCACTACGCGAACATCCGCCCGGCCGAGTTGCGCCGGACGCTGGTCGAGGGTGGCTGGCGTGACATCGAGGTCGACCAGCTCGGCGCGGACGTGCGCGCCGTGGCGAGCAGGTAGGAAGGGCGGGTATGGACGAGCAGCCGACGAGCGCAATCGGCGAAGGCCGGTCGCTGCGGGTCTGTGACCTGTGCGGCGGTGTCGACGATCACCCGCGCCACGTCTTGGCCGGCGGTGTGGCCGACGCGTACGGCCCTCCTTCGCAGGAGATCGTGGCCCGGGTGCTGGAGCAGGCCCCGCCGGAAGAGAGTGCCCGGTTGGTCCGCGAGTTGTTCGACACCAGTTCCCAGGACCGACACCTCGACTGCTGCCGGGAAGCCGGCTGCCCGGCCGGCACCTGCGCCGAGGTGACCGCAGGCGCCGAACACCTTCGCGGTGCCGACCTTCTGGACCACCTGACCGGGGAAGTGGGCTGACATGGCTGTCGGGCTGAGTGCGGTCAATACGGCCAATGCCTGGCTGATGGTCCGGGCCCGGATCATTCCCGCGCAGGCGGCCCTGGTCACCGAAGCCGGGTGTGTGACACGCCTGGTCCGCAAGACGGCCGCGGGCACGTACACCTCGGTGGCCGCTTCCACGTTCATCAACCAGGGCGGCCAGGCCGACGCGTCCCTCACCGCCGGACACACCGCCAGCGCCGAAGGCACGGACGGGGACTTCATCTCCCTGCCGTGGAACAGCAGGGTCGGCCTGGACTGGTTCCCGACCCCGGAGGAGTACGTCTACTGCCCGGCCGCCGTGGCGAACGGGGTGGCCCTGAAGTCCAACGTGGCCCCGCCTGCCGGAATCTATGACTTCACCATGACCGTGGTCGAGCTGGGCTGATCGGTGGCCGGGGCCGCCATCTTCCGGCGGGCTGGCCGGGCTCGCCCCGGGCGTCGCCGCGATGCTTACCACGCAGCAGCCGGCGGGGTTTCGCAGACCTTTGACACGGCTCTCACGGTCACGACCACGATCACCACGGCTGCTGCTAGCGATAAGCCCGTCGCGTCGAGCCTTACCGGCACGGCCAGCCTCACCGTCGCGGCCACCTCCACCAAGCCGGTAGACGCGACGCTCACCGCGGTGGCGGCCATCACGCCCGCCGCCGCCTCGACCAAACCGGTAGACGCGAGTCTCACGGCCACAGCCACCATCACCGCCGACGCGACGGTCACCACCGGCGCGAAGACCCTCGACGCCACCCTGAGCGGCAATGCCACAATCACGGCCGCGGCGGCCAGCGCCAAGCCGGTGGACGCCGCCCTGTCGGTAACCTCCACCCGGACCGTGGCCGCAGCATCCGACAAGCCCGTCGCGGCGACGCTGACCAACACCGCGACCCTGACCGCGGCCGTCGCGTCCACCAAGCCGGTCGATGCCACGAGAGCCACGACGGCGACCATCACCACTGCGGCAGCGTCCACGAAACCCGTCGACGCCACACTGACCGCTACGGCCACGATCGCGGTGGACGCGACCGTCGGGGTTCCGCCGAAGACGTTCGACGTGGCGCTGAACCTGGCCGCCACGATCACCGCGGGTGCCGCCTTAGCCAAGCCGGTCGACGCCACCGTGGCAATCGCCGCCGCAGTCGCCGCCGCCGCTGTCCGCACGCAGCCGGTCTCGTCCAGCCTGGGCCTCACCGCCACGATCACGGCTGGGATGGCCGGCGGCAGCCTGCAGGGCGCCCAGTCCACGTTGGCCGTCCTCGTCGCGATCACCGCCGAGTTCGTCGACCCGGGCGGTGGCGGTCATGCCGCCGCGACATCCAGTGTTGGCGCACAAGGATCGGCAACGGTCCCCGACATCTACGTGACCACGTCCACACCCGGGGTCTACCGAACCGCGAGCGGCCGGAGGTGAGTATGGACGTCGGCGACCGGCAGAACATCGAGCACCTGGTCTACGATCCGTTCACCGACCCGCCCGTGCTCGCCGCGGCGACCGTGGCGATCCTGGTGACCGCGCCGGACGGCACGACGTCCACCCCGGCCATCACCAACCCCAGCCTCGGCACCTACCGCACCAGCTTTACCCTGTCGTTGGCCGGCACCTGGTACTGGCGTTGGACCGTCTCAGGCGCGGTTGTCGACGTCGCCGACGGCCAGGTGACCGCGCTGCCCCCGGCACCGGTCGCCTACGCCACGCTGGCCGACTTCAAGGCCCGCCGCAGCCGCACCGACACCGCTGATGACGACGCGCTGACCCAGGCGCTGGTGGCCGCGTCGCGGTCCATCGACGCGATGACCGGCCGCGAGCCCGGCGGTTTCTGGCTGTCCCCAGCGGTGAGCGCACGCGCGTACCCGGTGATCGGCCGGGCCTACTGCGACGCTGCCGGGGAGTGGCTGATCACCGACGAACTCGGCTCGACTGCCGGCCTGATCGTCGAGGTTGGCGACGGAACCACCTGGACCGCGGTCGCCGGCTACCAAACGGGGCCGGTCAACGCGCTGGTGAAGCAGCGGCCGATCAACCGGCTCGGCCGCGCGTTGTCGGTGTGGTCGACCACCGGCTACGGCCAGGTCCGTGTGACCGGCCGGTGGGGCTGGCCGTCAGTGCCGGCGCAGATCACCGAGGCCACCCTGATCCAGGCGAACCGGATCTACCTGCGCAAGGACTCCCCGGAGGGGGTTGCGGGCTCATCGGAGTGGGGCGTTATGCGCCTGGCTCGCACAGACCCCGATGTGGCGGCCCTGACCGCGCCGTTCGAGCTGGCGGGTTTTGCGTAGTGGACGTCCAGGCGGTGCTGACCGGGCTGCAGAATGCGGCCGACGCGATCCAGGGGCTGACCTGTTACGACCGGATGCCCGCCTCGATCAGTGAGCCTGCGTTCCTGCCCATCAACGTGGAGCTCACCTACGACTCCGCCGGCGGGGAACCGGTGTACGGGAGGTGCGGGGACAGCGTTCGGATCACCTGCGCGGTGGTGGTCAAGCGCACCGACGACGTGGCGGCCTCGGCGCTGCTGCTGGCCTACCTGCGCGGCGCCGGACCCACATCGGTCAAGGAAGCGCTGGAGATGGACCCGACGCTGGGCGGGGTGTGCAACGACCTGAACGTGCTGAGCGGGCGGACACCGCGGGTGTTGCCGCTGGCCGGCAGTGAGTACTGGGGCGCCGAGTTCATGGTTGAGATCGACGGCGACGGAAGCTGAGAGGAAGCCATGACCGTCCTAAACCGCAAGCTGAAGTTTGTCACGTTCACCTTGTCTGGCACCGCTTTCCAGTGCCAGCTCAGTGACTGGACACTTGAGAACAATTCGGACGATGGGGACAAGCGGTACACGTACTGTGGACCACCCGAGTCCGACGGGGAGTTCCGTGAGGAGACCGAACCTGACTTCGCCCTGACGCTGAAGTTCTTCAGTGACTGGCGGGCCGGCGGCATCTCCGACTTCCTCTGGCTCAATGACGACACCGACGCGCTGTTCGTCCTGGACCACCACCCCGACATCGTCGGCGAGCACGTGCGGTGGTCCGGCACGGTGCGGATCAAGGCCCCGAACGTCGGCGGCGAGGCCCGCACCACCGAGGTCACCGAATGCACGTTGCAGATCATCGGCATGCCCACCTACGCGCGGATCTAAGGGAGATCGACAATGCCACTCAGTTCCAGTCTCGCGCTCACGGTCGGGGCGAGCCTTACCGGCACGCTCGACCTGGGCACGCTCACGGCGGGCACGTCGGTGAGCTACCGGACCACGCTCACCTCCGGTACCGGCGCCGGCGCCGCGGACAAGATCTTCCAGGACACCCGCACCCTGACCGCGTCGGCGACGGAGAACCTGGACCTGTCCGGCGTCCTGCTCGACGCGTTCGGGGCGGCCATCCTGTTCGCCCGCGTCAAGGCGCTGATCTTCAGCGCGGCGGCGGCGAACACCAACAACGTCCTGGTCGGTGGGACCGTGGCCAACAACTTCTTCGCGGTCTTCGGCGCGGCGGATGACCTGCTGATCCTGCGTCCGGGCGCGACGCTGGCCCTGATTGCCGGGGTGGCGGATGCGACGTGCTACCCGGTGACCGCAGGTACCGCCGACCTCGTCAAGGTGACCAACTCTGCCGGCACCACAAGCGTCACCTAC